GTTGGATGGAGAATTTTAGTACTGCCTTTTGAAGCGTCAAAAAAGAGTAAAGGAGGAATTATTTATTCTGATGACGCGGTAGAAAGAGCATCTATTGCATCAACTTGTGGAAATGTATTGGCTTTAGGAAGTCAAACTTATGATAAAGAAAAATTTCCAGAAGGCCCGTGGTGCAAGAAGGGAGATTGGGTAGTGTTTGCACGCTATGCAGGATCTCGTATTAAAATACAGGGCGGAGAAGTACGCTTGCTGAATGACGACGAAATTTTAGCAACCATCAAGGATCCAGAGGATATCTTGCATGAAATATAAACATAGGAAGGAACTATGCCAGAAGAAGAAAAAAAATCTAGCACTAAGCTAGTTGATATAGATACATCAGGACCAGAGATTGATGTAACTGTACCCGAGTCAAAAGAAGAACCAGTAGTAACAGAAACGGAGACACATGAAGAAACTACTCAAGACAGTCCTATCACCGATGACACATCTGAGAAATCTGATGTCGAGTCTGATGTTCAGGAAGGCGAACAAAAAGAAACTCAAGAGTCTACTGAAGATTCTAAACTAGAAGAATATAGTAAAGGAGTTCAAGGTCGTATCTCTAAACTGACACGTAAAATGCGTGAAGCAGAACGTAGAGAAGCAGCGGCTTTGGATTATGCAAAAGCTGTAGAGTCTAAGCGAAGAGAAATGGAATCTCATTTTGTAAAAAGAGATTCTGTGTATAATAAAAAACTTGAAGAAAATGTAAAAACAGGAATGGAAGCAGCAGAAAAAGAATTAGCTGGTGCTATTGAATCTGGAAATGCACAGGCTCAAGTTGAAGCAAATAAAAGAATTGCTACTCTTGCTTTTGAAAATGCTAAAATTCAACAAACAAAAGAATATCAGGAAGAAGTTGAACAACAACCTCAACCTCAACCTAAACTTTCTGATGAACAATATTTACCAAGAAAAACTCCAAGAGAGTTACCTAATCCTGATCCTCAAGCTGAAGATTGGGCGTCTAGAAACAGATGGTTTGGTTCAGACCGAGCTATGACGTTTACCGCGTTCGAAATTCATAAGGATTTAGTAAACAAGGAGGGGTTTGATCCTAAATCAAATGAATATTATAAGGAAGTTGATCGAAGAATAAAGGTTGACTTTCCGCATAAATTTGATAAAGGTGGTAGAGTAAATACGTCCGAACCCGTTCAGACGGTTGCTTCTGCGAAAAGAAGCGTTAAACCAGGGCGCCAAACTGTGAGACTCACTTCCTCCCAGGTAGCAATTGCTAAAAAATTAGGAGTGCCGCTTGAAGAGTATGCGAAACAATTAAAAATCACGAAGGAGGCATAAGCATATGCAAAAAAACGAAAAAAAAATAACTTCCCGTGCGAACCAAACAAGGTCTAAATCTGAAAGACCAAAAGTATGGGTTCCACCATCATCTCTAGATGCACCACCAGCGCCTAAAGGCTTTAGGCACAGATGGATACGAGCTGAAAGTGTTGGTTTTGATGACACTAAGAACGTCTCAGGTAAATTAAGATCTGGATGGGAATTAGTGAGATCTGACGAATATGAAGGTTCGGACTATCCTGTTGTTAAAGACGGAAAATACGCTGGGGTAATTGGAGTTGGTGGCCTATTGCTGGCTAGGATACCTGAAGAACTCGCGAAGCAACGTAACGAATACTTCAAAAAACAAACGGAAGCTCGGGACGAAGCGATTGACAACGACTTAATGAGGGAACAGCACTCAAGTATGCCGATCAATATTGATCGACAAACACGTGTAACCTTCGGTGGTACAAAGAAAAGTTAATTTTTTAACAATTCTCTAACCAACGATTTAAATTAACCGTTCACCTTACGCTAAGTAAGATGAACAAAAGGAGTAAGACATGGCTAACCTACAAACACAAGGTAGTGGTCTATCAGCTTCTGGAATAATGGGACAAACTCCCGCTACTTCAGGACAAGGCCAATACTGGATTGATGCTGCCGACGGTACTGCGATATACAATGGTGCACTCGTAAGAGTCACTGCTGGTTATATTGTAACCGCTCAGGCTGCAGTTACCAACCCTTCACAGGGCGTCTTTAATGGTTGTTTCTACAACGATGCAACTACTTTAAAGCCTACTTGGGTAAATTATTATCCAGGTGGAATTACTCCAGCGAACAGCGAAGATATTCAAGCATTTGTTCTTGATAATCCTTTCCAGATCTACAACGTAGTTACTGATGCACTAATCGCAGCCAGCATTCCAGCGGCCCATGCTAAAATCATGGAAGGCTATGGAATGAATGTGTCTGCAACATCAGGAACAGCGTCTGGCGGAAGATCAAGTTCATCGCTTAAAGTATCTGCAGGCTCTTCTGCAACAGCAAATCAGTTTAGATTTTTAGGTTCTTCTGAAGATCCATCTAATTCTGATCTAACCGCGGCTTGGGCCACAGTTAGAGTTGTACAGAGCTTGAACGACTTAGTTCAAAACACTTAATAGGAGCATATTATGGCAATATCACGAGCACAGCTAGTTAAAGAGCTAGAACCAGGCCTGAATGCACTATTCGGGCTGGAGTACAAACGTTACGATTCAGAACATGAAGAGATCTATAGTAAAGAATCTTCAGACAGAGCTTTCGAAGAGGAAGTAATGTTATCTGGATTTGCTAACGCTGACGTAAAACCAGAAGGTCAAGGGGTTTCATTTGATGAAGCTCAAGAGACTTTCACTGCACGTTACACACACGAGACAGTAGCTTTAGCATTTGCTATTACAGAAGAAGCTATGGAGGACAACCTCTATGACAGAATTTCTTCTCGTTATACAAAAGCTTTGGCAAGATCTATGGCTAACGCTAAACAAGTTAAAGGGGCAGCACCATTAAATAATGGTCTACCCGCAGTAGCTACCTTCAATACAGGTGACGGAGTTTCATTAATAAATGGCTCTCATCCTACATTGGCAGGTACTTTCAGTAATACTTTAACAACAGCGGCCGATCTAAACGAAACATCATTAGAGCAAGCAATGATTGACATTGCAGCTTTCACTGATGAGCGTGGTCTTAAAATTGCAGCTAGAGGAATGAAAATGATTATTCCTTCTGCGCTACAATTTACTGCTGAGAGAATATTAAAATCTCCAGGCAGAGTGGGAACAGCGGACAATGATATCAATGCACTTAAAAACATGGGGATGATTCCTCAAGGTTATAGAGTTAATCACTATGTGACTGACACTGATGCATGGTACATTATCACTGATGTTCCAAACGGCATGAAGTATTTCGATAGAGCACCATTGAAAACAGCAATGGAAGGCGATTTCGATACTGGCAATGTTAGATATAAAGCTAGAGAAAGATACAGTTTCGGCTGTTCTGACCCTAGAGGTATCTATGCATCACCAGGTGCGTAATTAAAATTAATTATGTGGCGACGCCTTAATGTCGCCACATTTTTCTGATATAATGAAAATTCTATGAAAAAATTCCTAGTAAAAATATGGGCTTATGATTATCACGCTAAATTTGAAGTTTTAGCGGAGGATACTCGTGAGTCTATTGAGAAAGCAGTCCTTGACAAGCTAGGAGAAAAAAGTGTAAAATGGGAAAAAACGGGAATGTATCGAGATACCCGTAGAATAACCTATGAGGAGGTTATAAATGACCGAAGACCTGTACAAACAAAAACGGTCCTTGGAGTTAGGGTGGCAGTATGAGTATAATCAACACGGAAAATATACTCTTAATATGGTCGAAATTGATGAGAAAGTTAAAAGTATCATCACTCAGATCAAAGCTGAAGAGTTCAAAATTGCTGATAGAGAAAACAAAATCGGTGATTCAGCTGCCCAAGTTTCTGTGGCAACTTAGATAAACGCCACATCGCTGAAAACGTACTTTTATGCAGGGATCTCTTGCACTCTACTCAAAAATAGCTTATAAATAACATACTATACAAATTTAATAAAAACTTAAATGTAGACGCGTATAGTCGACTATCCCCTAGGGACTACATTTAAATATTCTAGGAGGAATATTATGTCAAATACAACTTTTTCGGGTCCAATATTAGCCGGTGGTATTAAATATACTACGGGTACTACTGTTGGGACGAATATGAAAAACACAGGTCATGTGTTAATGTCACAAACAGAAGCTATTACTCAAGCTGCTACTACAAGTACAACAAGTATTATAATCCCTGCAAAGAGCCAATTGGTTTCTGCAGACTTATATGTAAGTGTTATATGGAGTGGAGCTGCAGCGACAGCTGGCTTAGGTTATGTGGGTGATGCAACTGCATTTACAGCAGCTGCTGCATTTACTGGTGGTGTTTTAGGCATCATTAAAATTACAGCTGGAGCTAATAAAGCGAGAGTTGATGCATGGGCAGACGTTGGAGACACGGATAGAAGATTACTTTTAACTTACCCTAATCTGGGAGCAGGTGAAGGTTGGATAACGGTTACTTATATTCAAGCTGTTGACGTTGGTTAATAACTAATAATTAAAGTGCTCCTTCGGGAGCACTTTTACTAAGGAGAAAATTATGGGATATCCAGTGGATATAAAAACAGCTAATATTACGTCAGCTACAACTACTACAGTTAAAAGTGGAGCGACTAGAATTTTAGGACTTTCGTGGGTTGTACCTACGAATGTTGCAGCTGGAACAATAACAGTTAATGATGATACGACAGCAATGTGGATAGTTAATACACCGGCTACAAATGTAACATCTAACTTAAGTCCAGTTACTGGAAAGATAATGTTACCAGGAACAGGGATTAGAGCTGGCACAAGTCTTAAAGTTACGAATGTAGCAGTAACACATGTAACTGTTTACTATGGATAGGAATTATAATGGCAAACACTACATCAGAAGCATATAGTTTTGACCAGGACTTTTCTATTGATGAAATTATAGCTGATGCGTATGAACGTATCGGTTTAGTTGGAACTGCAGGTCATCAACTTAAAACAGCTCGAAGATCTTTAAATATTCTTTTTCAAGAATGGGGCAATAGAGGCATACATTTTTGGGAAGTAGGAAATACTAATATAAATATAATAGAAGGTTCTGCAACTAGTGTTGATGCGACTGATGAAGGAATGGGAGTCTATAATTTTTATAGAAACTCTGTTGATAGCGCTGCAGCGGCAGCTGCTTCACCACAAGCAACCACTACTCCAGTAAC